TTATTTTAAGTCGATTACATCTGTTTCAGTACCGAAGAAACCAGTAGCAACTTCTAATTGTTTGTCAGCAGAATTTGCCATTGCTTTAGATACATCAAACACTACTTTACCTTTAGTCGTGCTATCAGGATTTAATTGTTCTAAAAAGAATGAGTTTTCGATACTACCATCCTCACCTTGATTAGCTGACATTGTACCAGTACTATCTGCTTCTAAAGTTTTACCTTTAGTTTTTAATTTGAATAGGTTACTATCCACAGTGATAGCTTCATCACCATTGTTTTTAACTTCAAGATCAACTACAACAAATGTATCTTTTGCTTTAGTTGGTAAAGATGATGGACCAACAGCAGTAGCAGTAGAAACACTATTAACTTTATATTGCATTTTACCTACTTTAACAGTATCGCCGATTTTATAAGCTTTCTTCGTTTCTTTTTTATCTTCTTTAGTAGTAGTACTAGTTGTAGTGCTTTCTTTTTTAGTATCATCATTACCACCCATCGCAGCAGCACAAGCACCAATTAAGAGCATCAATAATAAAAGACCTAAACATCCAGGCAACACTTTGCTTTTCTTTTTAGGCGCATCACGATAAATAACACGTTCGCCATTTTCATTATAAAGTACTTCTTCTTCCTTAACTTTCTTCGCCATACTAAAACACTCCTTTTATTTTTTTATATTCATATACGTTCAACGGTTCAAACCTAATGTAATAATTACCGTGGAATGTAGATAAACCATATTTCATTTTGTAATGCTCTATAGCTTTATAAATATAATCTGTGGTGACTTCAAAAAAATCTGCTAACTCATAGACATTCTTTATATTTTGTTTGAATGCATCAATTATACCATCTAATGTTACGATCAATTCATATCCAAATCTTCTAGCTTTTACTTCCTGTTTCATATTTCTAATATCTTTATAGTTTCTAATATCACCCGATGAAGTATAATGATGTCCTAATTCTTCTGCCAGTATTTCAACGCGTTGTTTATAGGATAATGATTTATCTAATATGATATTGCCATCATAATACAGACCGTCTATCCCTTCTGGCATCTCCATTTTACGAATACTAATATTTTTAGCATGTAATTCTAATCGTTCATACTGCTCCATCTATCACACTCCCCATCGGTAGGCCCTCTATTTAATTTTTACGGTTAGCGATTAACCCCTGAATAAACGCATCAACTGCTTTTTGTTCTTCTTCTGTTAAGTTGTCACGTTTATGTGCTGCAATTGTTTCAGGTTGTGGATATTCTTCAGTAATACGTGATTTAGGCACATTGAAAAAATCTGCTAGTAGTTGGATTTTATCGATTCTTGGATATTTATTGCCTTTAATCCATTGTGATATTGAAGATTGAGAAACCCCAATTTCTTTAGCTAAATCTAATTGATCAATACCTCTTTTATTCATCAAGTCTTGTAAATTCTTCGATAATATTTCTCTAGCAGTCATTTTAGTTATCTCCTTTAGGTAATTTAATATTACTTTATGTAATAAATAATACTATAGGAAGAAAGTAATATCAAGTAATATATTAGTGTAAAGTTACACAAATTATATTACTCAAAGTACTAGACGTATTACTTTAAGTAATGTATGATAGTAATTATCAGGAGGTGGACAACGATATGACGCAGCAATTAAGTATTAAAGCGTGGCGAGTTAATTCGGAAATGACGCAAAAAGATGTAGCCGACAAACTAGGCGTAACAAAACAAACAGTTATACGCTGGGAAAGTGGCGAAGTGCCATTACGTGGATTAACAATTTATGCGCTTGCTAAACTGTACAACACAGACATAGATAATATTCGTGTCTAATTTTTTTAAACAGTGTATTACTTTAAGTAATAAAGGAGGGAGTTTATGAATACCAAACATTATAAAGGTGTTCAATTTAAAAAAGGTAGATATTACGTATCTATCAGGATTGATGGTAAGCCTAAACATGTCGCAATATTTGATGATGAAGATGCAGCAGGCGTAGCGTACAACGAAGCAGTAGATAAATACTACGACGGCAAAGGTTACAAAAATAAAATTGGTATTAGCAATAAAAACTTTAATAAGCATAATACCAGGAACGAAATATTACTTGATCCAAACAAAAGGAAAGAAATGAAATCAGTAATGGTAGAAGATGGATTGTTCGAGGTTTTTGAGGATTCTGAAATATATAAACATCAAAACAACAAAATTACATTATGTAGGAAATTAAAAAACTCAAGTAATGGCAAGTATCACACAGTCACAGCAACTATAGATAAAAAACAAAGACATTTTTATGTTCATCGTTTAGTAGCTCAAGCGTTTTGCTTAAATCCTGAAAACAAACCGCATGTAAATCACATTGATGGTAATGGACATAACAATTTACCTATTAACTTAGAATGGTGTACTCCGTTAGAAAATGTTAGACATGCATACGACACAGGATTGATCATAACTAAACCTTATACGTGTAAATATTGTCAAGAAAAAATGGGCAAAAATACGAACGCATGTATTTCTTGTAGAAAGCTTTTAGAAGAAGAAAATTATAGGCAAGAAAGGATTTATCGATTGTGTAAGCAATATTACCAAATAGATTTATCGAAGTGTAAACCTATTGCTGCTAATGTTATCAGACTAAGAATGCGCGGTTATACATTACAAGAAATCGGGGATGAATTAGGATTCACAAGAGAATATGCTAGGCAATTATTAAATAAGCCGTATCTTAAAAAAAGTATTGAAGTGGTTGATACAACTAAAAATCCACTACGAATACACGATAAACTACCAAAAAACAAAATAACTGATTTGATGAAGGCTAACAGAATAAAGTTATCGGAAATGGCTCAAGTTTTAGAAGTTTCTACTCCTACAATTAGATGCAAATTAAAGGATGTAGATTCATTCAAAATCAAAGAGCTAAAAGAAATATCTAATTTCTTTGATGTTCCACTCGAAGATCTAATTAGTTAGGAGGGATTTAATGAAACACTTCTACGATGCGAAAGACGTATCACAATTACTAGGACGTTCATTATCTTATGCACGTAAGCGCATAAAAGCAATGAATGATGAAATTATCGCTGACGGTTACTACGCTGAATCAGGTAAAGTACCAATTAAAAAGTTTCACGAGAAATATCCATACATCGAAAAGGAGGAAACAGCATGAAGCTAATATCAATCATAGCAGCGCAACTCATATTCGCAGTTATCGAATTTGCCATCGCATTCACTGTAGGTGTCGCACTTAACTTAAGTGAACTATTAATCGTAACGTCAGCAAGTTTGATGAGCGTGTTGAGTGCATTATGTCTAATTGCAGCAAATAAGGAGGTACTCAATGTTTAAACATTTTAAAGATGTTACTAAGCCAACTCGAAAAATTACAAAGTTTTTTACTGACTTAGATACTTTCACAGATGTATTAGTTGAGATAACTAACAAAAGTAATGCACAAGCTGAATATGCACGTAAACCACGACGCAACGAAACTGGTGTGATCGTATGGATAGAGAAGTAGAACGTTATCAAGACAGAATACAGAATCTATATACTCCACAAGCGATGAAGTTTTCCGAAGCTCTGGAAGCATTGGGTGTCATCAAACCTAAATACGAAACACTAGAGTTTGACGATGCAGAAGATTACGAAGAAGCGCTTGAATGGTATTTGCAAAAAGATGGAGTAGAAGTAATTTATAACGACTTTGACGGAGATTACGGAACAATCGAGATAAAAAAATAACACACACCAAAAGGTATGTGCGTATTAAGTAATTAGACACTACTAGTATACAACATATCTTCTACGGTGGATAGGAGAAATTATGGAACAAATTTGTGAATTAGAATTTCGTAATTTAAGCACATGGATTAAAGAGCGCATTGATCGTGGCTACAACGAAAACACGATACGTGGTGAAATCTACTACATTTACCATTCAAATAAAGAAGGCTCAACACTGAGAATCGTTCATCAGTGGGACGGATATGACGATGAAACAGAAAGAAGTAATGTCATCAGCACTAAAGACACACAACTAGAAATGGATTACTTCATGGATGATGTCGATTATTTAGTTGGAGGAGGTTATCTAGTTGGCAGAGAAGATTCGTTATTACTACAAGCTTAAAGGCACTGAATTATATGTATATCAGTTTAACGCACATGGAACCTTATATGCGACAGATATTCAAAAGGCTAAGCGTTACAACGGTACGACGAAAGAGGAGCAACCAGACCTATCTACGCACGAAATATATAAAGAAACAGAGATAACTGAATATAAACATGAAAAGGTGGATGGATTAGATGACTGAAAAGAAACTAAACTTATTTCAAAAGATAGCAGACGTTAAAAAGAGTATCGAAGGATTCACGAAAGATACTAAAGGATTCAACTACAATTACGTGTCAGGTTCACAGGTGCTACACAGTATCAGAGCGAAGATGGAAGAACACAATTTGTTATTTATTCCACGCATTGAAAACGCTGAATATAAAGAAATTGAAGTATTAGTTAAAGGGCAGAAGAAACCTAATATATTAGTCGCAGTTACACTAACTTACACATGGATTGATGCAGATAATCCAGCAGATAAATTTGAGATTCCATTTTACGCAATCGGACATCAAGACGATGCATCTAAAGCATTAGGAACAGCGCTAACTTATTCAGAACGTTACTTATTAATGAAACAATTTAACATTCCTACAGATGAAGATGACGCAGACGCTAAGCAAAAGAAAGAAAAATATACACCGAAAGAGTTAGCTACCTCACAGGATATTGGAGAAGTGAAAAAAGCTTTGAAACAATTAGTGTCTGTAAGTGCAGAAGGAACTAGCGAAGCACAAATTCTTAAATATTTTATGGAAAATCACGGTATGCCAGAATATTTTGCTATGACAAAAGACGATGCTATTGCATGGACTAAAGTATTTGAAAATGAAGCTGAAAAACGTATTAAAGCGAAAGAAAACGTTAAATAAGGAGGAAAAATAATGGAATATTATTCAAATAAAGATTTATCACTAGGCGCTAAAGGATTATTGTCAATCCTTTTATCAGGTAGCGAAGGGGATTTAGTAGAAGATTTTGAGTTGATCGACCTTTATGCAGATTACGGAAAAGACGTTAGTAAATATTTGAATGAGTTGTTTAAACATGGATATTTGAAAGCGTTAGGTTCAGATGGTTCTAAAACCTATTTAAAATCTTTGCAAGATAACACTATGGAAATTGTTTAGTTATGAAAGAACTACCTAATTATTATTCAATCATTACTGCATCGGTCAGATACGACAATCGTTTGAGTGATAGTGAAAAGCTTCTGTTCGCTGAAATAACTTCATTGACCAATACCAAAGGTTATTGTTACGCATCAAATAATTATTTCTCAAATTTATATGACGTTTCTAAAAACACTATATCGAGACGCATTAACAGATTAGCAAGTTTAGGATATCTGAAGATAGAAATGGTATATGAAGGTAAAGAAATCACTCAACGAAAGATTTACCCTATCAACACAAATAGTGACACCCCTATCATCAGAAATGGTGAAGATATTATTACAAGTAATATTAATACAAGTAATAAATATATAAACGAAATTACAGAAGTAATCAGCTATTTAAATGAACGAACTGGTAGTAAGTATAAAGAAACTACTAAAGGTAACCAGGAATTCATTATAGCTAGATTAAATGAAGGATTTTCAGTAGATGAATTAAAGATAGCTATAGATAACAAAGTAGATGATTGGTTAGGTACTAAAGATGCTAAGTACCTAAGACCATCTACATTATTTAGAAAAAGTAATTTTGAAGGTTATTTAAATCAAAACAAGATGATTAAAAGTAAAAAAGAACAAACCAATATTAGCGAAATAAAAGAATTTGAATTATAGGAGGTAATTATGGAGAGAAAACAGATTGAAACCATTATTACTTTAATTAGTAATTCATATCCTAATCATGGTTTTGACAGTAAAAAGATATCTGTATGGCTAATGATGTTAGCTGATTCGGATTATGAAGCTACTAAAAATCTAGTGATTAAACATATTAAAACAAATAAGTTTCCACCAACGATTGGAGATATTCATGTTCAGGAACATATTAATCCATTAGATGAACATACTAAGTTTATTGAAGGTGAACGTGAAAAAGTAAGAAAAGAGTTAGCTGATCCAGAGTTAAGAAAAAGACATGATGAAGCTGACGCTAGATTGAAAAGTTTAATGATGAAGTTACAGCTAGATTCGGAGGTGTACGAAGATGACTACATTTAACCCTGAATCAGATGTAATAGCAGCATTAATTAAATACCCGAAGCTATATAACAAATTAGAGTTACACCCTCATATGTTTAGTAATAAAGATTATTCGGAAATTCTCGAGTTCTTCAAAGAAAAAGGAACTGCCGACATTAAAGATTTATATGAGGAATCACAGAAAAACAACTTACGAATAACTCCTAGCGAAATTATAGACCTTAAAAATAGAGATATGATTTTCGCTGGTAGGTTTAAAAAGTATCAGAGTAGTGTTCTCGACAATTTTAAGGTATCTATAACGAACAACGCAGCACAAGACTACCTAAACAACCAGATTGATATAACTACGCTAGAAAATGTTATAAAGACGAATAAAGAGTTATCTATTTCTGAACGTAGTCAAAAGAGTGAAACAATCAATCAGGTATTACAGGGATTATCAGAAGATACTAGGACAATACACCCTACTGGACTTAGAAATCTTGATTTTAAAATAGAGGGATTTGAAAAAGGACAGTTTAACTTAATCGGTGCTAGACCATCAGCTGGTAAAACTGCTTTAGCGTTACAGTTTGGTATCAACTATGCACGAGCAGGTAAACGAGTAACGTTCGTATCACTTGAAACTGACAGAGTGAAAATAGCAAGACGTATCCTAGCATCAATGTCAGGTGTTCGATTAGAGAAATTTAAGACTAAAGACTTAATGACAATCGAAGAAAAGACAAAGGTTAATGAAAGTGCAGCAGAATTTTTAGAGATGGACTTCGAGATATTCGACAAGAACAATATCACACCTCAAACGATACGATCAATCATCGCTAGAGATACAGAGAAACAGAATGTTGTCATTATCGACTATATCCAGCTTATGAAGTTAGGTGGCGCATTTAAAGACAGACGTTTAGAAGTTGAAGAAATATCTCGACAACTAAAGATAGTAGCGAAGGAAACTGGTGCAATCATCATTTCACTAGCGCAGTTATCACGTGGTGTGGAATCACGTAATGACAAACGACCTATGATGTCTGACCTTAAAGAAGCTGGTGGATTAGAGCAAGATGCTGATGTAATTATGCTGCTTTATCGTGATGACTATTACAATAAGCCTGCTGAAGTTGATTTTAATGGTAAGTCAGATGTCGAGTGTATCATCGCTAAAAATAAAGATGGCGAAGTTGGTAAGGTCGATATGGAATTCTATAAACCAACACAGAGGTTTTTCTAATGATGACGGTGAAACAGTACCTAGATACTGTACGCAGCTTATATAAATCATCAACCGAACCATTACTAAAAGGATATTGGCTAGCTTGTGGGCTGGCTATATCCGAATTATTGAAAACGAAGTACCAGGAAGATAATTTTGCAACAAGCGAATTTGAAAAAGACGTAATACTAAAAATTAATGAAATGGAAGGTAAATAATATGAATTCAGTAAATTTAATTGGAAATATCACAAGAGATTTAGAGGTTAAAGAATTTGGATCAACTAAAGTTTTAAGTTTTTCGGTAGCAGTACAAAAACGAGTTAAAGATAAAAACACTGGTGAATACGGTGTGAATTATATCAACTGTAAAGCTTTCAATAAAACTGCTGAAATTATAGCGCAACATTTCGGTAAAGGTACAAAGATTGGTATCGAAGGTGAAATTGACACTGGCAGATATGAGGATAAAGACGGAAAGACTGTTTACACAACAGATGTAGTTGTACGAAATATCACGTTTGTAGAGCGAAAAGGACAATCTAATACAAATACTCAACAACAGCAAAACAACGCAGCTACACCACCTCAAAATACGAATAACAGTAATCCGTTCGGTAATGCTGCAACACCAGATTTAGATGCGCAAGATTTACCATTCTAAAGGGGGATAAAAAATGAAAACATTAGAAGATTATTCACATGAATTTTTAATTGCTAACACACCTGGTGGAGATGGGTTGGTGCTGATTCACAGTAGATTTGATGAATTAGATCATGACGATATAGAGCTGTTGTTGACTACCGAAGAAAAAAAGAAAACTACATTTCTGAATAGTAAAAGAAGTGAACATTTCCAAAGCGTATCAGATTTTTATGTTATTTCGGAATGTGAAAACGATGGCATTAAACTAATTAAAGTTACTTTTTATAGCGAATCGAATGATACTTGGGTTGCGATCTTGTATGAGCCTTATGAGTAAGATTGTCAGTTTTAAGAATGGACAAGCTATTGTTTCGGGTGTCGAGATGACACCTGATGCATTGCTTATGTTAGATAACGGAATACCAGTAGATATAGAACTCGAAATATTAGATGGCAAGAAGATTACACCAAAGCAAAGACGCAAAGTATTCGCATTACTGAATGATATTGAGATGCACACAGGAACACCTAGAGAAGATATGAGAAGTATGTTCCAGGACTTTCTTCAGTATATGAATGGATATAGCGAAATATCACTTAGTGATTGTAGCAGGAAGATAGCAAGTGAACTAATCGAGTTAATCATTATGTGGGTGTTTCAAAATGACATACCACTGAATTATAAAACGAGTGACTTATTAAAAAATGACAGAACATTTTTATACATGTGCGTTATTAAGAGAACGTGTTGTATTTGTGGAAAAACCGGTGCTGATATTGCACACAGGCACGCAGTAGGTGCTGGGCGCAATCGTAATGAAATTGATCACTATGGTAATCAAGTTTTAGCATTATGTCGCTCCCACCACAAGCAACAACACGACATAGGTATACATTCATTTAACGAAATGTACCATCTTGATGAGTGGGTGGATGTGAACGATACGATAAACGACATGTTGAAAGGAGTTAAGCATGAGTAAATACAACGCAAAAAAAGTTGAATATGACGGTTACATATTCGATTCAATTGTAGAACGTGATTACTATATCTACTTACAGAATCATTCGCTAGTTGAAAATATCGAGTTGCAGCCTAGATATGAATTAGTGCCAGCGTTCAACAAGCAACGCAAGATGGAATATATCGCTGATTTTGAAGTGACTTATACAAATGGATCAGTTGAAGTGGTCGACATCAAAGGCATGGCAACCGAAACCGCAAAGGTAAAAGCTAAGTTATTCAGATATATGTATCAAGATAAGACGCTGATATGGATATGCAGAGCGCCTAAGTATTATCAGGAGCAGCATGGTGCTGAATGGATAGATTACGACGAACTAAAAAAAGTGAGAAGGCAACGTAAGAAAGAAAGGAGCTAACATGATGAAAATCGAACCAGTATATAAATTTAGTGCAGTAGGAACTTATAACAAATATAAGGACATAGCAGTCATAGATAAGAGTACTTTTGTAAATCGTATGACAAAAGGTTGGGATATTGAGAAAGCATTAAAGACACCTAAACTCTATGAAAGACACCCTGGATTTTATGAACTTGCAGAAAAAAACGGCATTGGCATCCATACTTATAAATCAAGAAGAAGATACGGATGGTCAAGAGAAGAAGCAGCAACTAAACCAGTACGTCCGAGTGAAAGAAAAATTTATGACATGGACGGAATCGAAACGGTCAATGTGATAAAAAATATAATTAAAGAATTCGGAACAACTGCTTTGAGTAAAAAGCAAGTCAGATTTATCAACGACAATAAAGAACTATTTGAGGGGATGATATAGATGCAAAGACGATACATGCATTACAAATTTTACGTACCTAAGCGAACGTACTTAAACGAAAAAGAAACACCTAAGATGTTCATTAATACTAAAGTGAAATCACGTGAGTGGGATTTTACAGGATGCAAGAATGAAAGATGGTTGAAATTTATTGAGGAGAGGGTGACGTTTTAATGAGCTTAAAAGAAGAACTTAACTTGATACGCAATGAAGCATTTTATAAATCATTCGAAGATTGGTTCGAAAAGGAAGATGTTATTAAAACGTTAAAAGATTCTGCTGAAGAAGGTTATGTGGGTCATAAATTTGACATAGTAAATAGTGATGACCGAAAAAAATTAGATTTATTATTTTCGCATTCTAAGTTTGAAGAAGTTTTGAATAAACGCTTAGGTGATGGATTTGAAATAAAATATGTAAAAAAGAAAACGCCTTATGAGCATCCAATGTTAAGTGTGACGATGTATAAAACTGAAAACTATTTACTCGTTAGGTGGGGATGACTTCATGATTACCTCAATCAAATCTACACTTTGTGATTATGTAGTAGGTGAGAATTGCGAAAGTATCAAACGCAACCCAGCACACGATACAGACACACTGACATGCTTTGAAGTAACGATAAAAGGTGTAGTCAATTATGTATCGTTGATTGATTTTAGTGTGGAAGAAGTAAGGAGTGAATCACATGATCATCTACTTAAAAGAATCAGAATGGACGAAACTGTTTAACTACTACATGCATAAAGGGTGGCAGACAGATAAACGAGATAAAAGGAACGGTAATATCTATTATTCGCTCATAGATGACACGTACAGAGTATTAGACGTATCAGGAGAAGTTTATGTAGAGGAGTTCAATAACGCTCAGGAAATGCACGCACAGTACGATGAGAGAGTGTATGAGCAAGTGACTATATTTGATTACTGAAAGATGGAATAAAAGGATTATTAGAAAAGGGGAAAGTAAAGATGGAAAAAACACCAAGTGAAAAATTGAAAGAACTACAAGATAAAATAATACCGAAAGAAGTTGTGTTTGCACATTTTGGTCAAATAAGAAATCATCAAATTTTAGATACGTTGCGATTCAATATGACAACTGATAATAGTGGTTATGCATTAATACTTGATAATCAAATGATTTACATCTATTACACAGAACATGATTACGAAGCAGAAGAGCGTGATGAATTAGGCTTTATTCAAAATAAACTCCTCAATAAAGGTGGTTTCTTATATAGACTAACCAACTTGAATACATTCAATGACTACTACTTAGAAATGTTAGATAAGCATGGAATTATTAATTTGAAAGCGTTGAATGAATACAAGGACTATATGAAAAATCAAAAAGATAAAGATGATGCTGAACACAGAAAAAAGGTTAAATACGAGCAATATTTAAAACTTAAAGAAGAATTTGAAGGATAAACCCGACACCCATCAATCTACTACATGGATAAATTTAAGGAGTGATCCAAATGTACACAGATACTTTATACGGTGGTTTCTACACAGTCACAGGTAAGTGTAAGAAATACATTCATGTGGCTGGCACAGACGAAAAGGATAATGTAGTGAGTGGTAAAGTGCCGAAAAGTGAATTTTATAAGAATTTTATGGAGGTAGAGGGATGAAGATTAAGCGTGAAAGACAGGTAAGGTTAGATGAGTTGATTGGTTATATTACCAAGAATGAATTAATATCAAGTGTTTTTAAAAGTAATCGAGGTAATGAGATTGGGGTTGATATTAACGGCGATTTAAGTTTTTTTGGGAGATTTAACTATAACGACCTCTTCGTCATAACAGAAGAAGTTGATATTACGGAGGATACATTACTTCAAAGAGCGATGGTAATTAAAAATAATTTAGAATTTTACCGTATTAAAAATAGAAAGATAAGTAGACTTGACACAATGAACATCAAATTCATCTACCTGCAAAAAGAAGACGGTTCTATTGGAGAGTTGATTTGGTCAAAGGAGCGTGGGTTGATTGATTAAACCTGGAACAATATTAAAACACTTATTCTTTAAGAACACAACGTTTGTAGTTATTGAAGTGTTGCAAGATGGATTTATAACTCAAAATAAAGGGTTTATTAGTAAGTTAGATTTATATCAATATGAAGTGATAAACGAGGTGGGGTTTGAATGATACATCTTACGAATGAAGAATACGATAATCTGCTTCGTCAAATAGACGAGAAAACAGGATATATTGCTGTGTACGCTGAAGAAATGAATGAACAAAAACAACGTGCTGATCAATTAGAAAAGCGATGGGAAAAATTAAAGGAACATTTCATCAAAGAAAAAGAACAATCTTTCGGTATTTTAAGTTGGTCAAGAAATAATGGAATGTTAGAACTTATGGAGAAATTAGAGGAGGATGGCGAGTGATAACCTACTTGAAAGCTAGAAAACGAACTATTCGGAAAAACCGAAATGTTGAAAATTAGGAGGAAATGAGAGATGGAAAGATACATTACAGTTAACAAAGAAGTATTCGTTTCAGATGAATATATCAAAGCAGATAAAGGTGACTATGTATTAAATGTGTCAGATTTAAATGAAACTGATGGGTTCACTCAATTTGTATTGTTATTTGATGGTGAACAATATTGTTGTGAAGATGCAAATGTAAATATAATTGGCGACAATCCATTTAATAAAAGTCTATTTGTTAGTGGTATAAAAATAGAATCTTTAGATAACTATGAAACAGAAGATGGTTGGGGACTTGATTCGGGTGGAGCAATGAAAGTCACATTGATTACACCAGGCGATATTTATGTAATTATTTTTTACAACGCACATAACGGTTATTATTCTCACTCAATCGAAATGGAACACCTAGAAAATGGAGAAATTAGTTTTAAATATAATGACTGCATATAATAACTCACGAAAGGAGAGAGGGATTGTGACCATCAAACTTAAAGATTATATAAATAAAGGTAATGTGAAACTTACTAGAAAAAAGATACGCAAACACTTGAGGTCAATATTACAACTCGAAAAGGAGAATGAGGGATGATATCAATTCTATTAGTGATTCTTGTATGGTCTTTAGGGTTTAATATTTATCAGGATAATTTAATTAGAAAAAAGGAGAATGAGAATGAATAATATAACTGGAGGTAACACAATGAACACAATCGAACTAGACGGACAAGTTTTTGACCTGGTGCCACGCAAAACAATCATCGAGGAACGACAACAGACATTCACACCACCACATGATGTGAATAGCGAGGTTAAAGGTATGGTAAATATAGTGACACCTCGTGGTGAAATTAAACCGATGAAGGGTGTCCATCACGAACCACAACAAGACTACTCAGACGTAAACAATATTTTAGACGACTTTAAAGCGTGTTTACAAGCACAGAATGAAAAAGGGATTAAGAAGTACGGTACTAACCTAACAGACGCACCTGTGAGCATCCTAGACTTAAGCAATCACACGATGGAAGAAGTAACAGGTACAACTCAATACAATCGTGTGCAGCATTATAAATTATTAGAAGTGATCGAATTACTGGAACAAGAACCACCACAAGTAGATAAAGCACTTATCCTATTACGAGGTGATGCTGATGAAACTACAGTATAAACATTCAGATTACGTTGTAGCGATATATAAGAAAAGTACGACTGATACTATTATGTTCACTACTGAAGTTGGCGCTAAGAAGTATGTAGAGCATATTCGTGCTACAGGTGGATTAGCTGAGATAGTAGAAGAAAAGAAAGTATATAGCATAAAGGAGATTGATTAGGATGAACTTCAAAGACATTAAAAAAATATTAAATGACCCGATTGCGATAGAGAAGATAAACAAAGCGTTTGAAAATTTAGATACTGAACGTATAGAAACGATGGCGAAGTACAAAAAAGCATCAGATTTGATTGATAATAGAATTGAAAAGGCTAAATCTTTACCAGCAATCAATATTAAATTATTATCAGAGAATGCTAAAGAACCATACAGAAAACCTTATTCTTACGATAGTGGATTGGATTTATATGTATCTGAATATACAGTTATACCAGCAGGAGAAACAATCATTGTACCAACCGATGTAGCGATTGAATTAAAAAAGGGTTATGAAGCACAAATTCGCTCACGTTCAAGCGTATCGTTAAAAGGAGATTTGTTAGTACACTTAGGTACGATAGATTATTCATACCATAAACCACTGGGAATCATCACAACGAACATGACAGATAGAGATATATTAATTAGACAACACGAAAGAATCGCACAATTAGTTGTTGCACCTGTTGTTTATCCTGACGTGAATATTGTGAGTGAGTTTGGTTATGAAAGTAACCGTGGTGGATTTGGATCAAGTGGGGTGTAACCATGAATAAATACAAACAAGAATTGATTGATTATAATTTTGAACATAACTTATATCCTAAGATAATAGAAAATATAATGGATAAATTGAAACAAATAATAGCTGATAAACAAAAGGTAGGTCAATTTTATATTCATCATGCTACTCAAGGTGAAGTAGTAAAGTGTTTAGAAGTCATGGGAGCAGATGATTTTTTAAGCGAATATGAAGTAAGACAAACTGCCGTAAGAGTTGCAGTAAATGTAGTATTAGATATTTGGGACTAGGAGCGTGACTAATGAGCGAAGTTAAAGATTACCTCAATTCAATTAGATATACAGAGCAAGAGATTAAGTCGTATGTGCAGCAGAAAGAACAACTGAAAGACTCACTATACATTAAAACTTCTACATTACGTGAAGATAAGGTGCAAGAATCTGGTGGTAAGTATGATGATAAATATATTAAATACATCGAATTGTGCGAACACATTAACGACAAGATAGATGACTTGTTCGATTTAAAACTTACAATTAGTAATGAGATTGATAAGATAGAAAATCCCGAACGTAGATTGTTACTTAGATTAAGATATATCAACTTACTATCCTTTGAACAGATTGCAGTTCAGATGGGATATGAGATTAGAAATATCCACAGAATACATGGTAATGCGTTAAGTGACTTTGAAACGTGTCACGAAATGTCAGTGAAAGTCGTATAGATAGTTGGTATTATGGTAGTAGGAGATCTCTCCTTTAGACAGGCACTCATTCATTTGAGTGTCTTTTTTTATTTTAATTAAGCTATTAGCGTGAAAGTTGGTGGTAAGTGAAGTGAAACTTACAGAAAAGCAGAAACGATTTGCAGATGAGTATATTATTCATGGGAATGCAACAGAGGCGTATAAAACTGCATATCCTAGTGTAAAAAAAGATTCAACTGCTAGAACGAACGGAAGTAGATTGCTAACAAATGCTAACATTTCAGAATACATCAAAGAACGATTAGAGAAGATTGAAGATGACAGGTTGATGTCTGTAGAAGAAGCATTGATTTTATCATCTGAACTAGCTAGAGGCAAAACTCAAAAAGGTGTTAGTAAAACATTTGATAATTTAAAGAATGCAACTGTTAAAGATATCGAGTATGAGTTTACCCCTTATCTAGAAGCAAGACAGAAAGCAATTGAACATATATTAAAGGTAAACGGTGTAATCAATGGTAAATTAGCGCTTGAAAAACTTCAAAAAGAAATTGAATTTCTTGCTAAGAAAATTGAACAGTTGGATAAGACAGATGAAACTTCTACTGAAAACAACCTCGCTAACGCTTTAATCAAGATAGCTGGTGGACAACATGAGTTATGATGCAATTCTACACGAGAAACAAAAAGAAGTATTAAAGTGTTTTGTAGAGGAACAACCTAAGATATTAGTTGCGAGTGGTGCTAAACGTGCTGGTAAGACTTATGTACTTACATTGATTTATTTGATGCATATTGCGCAATATAAAAATCAAGGACTTAACTTTATTCTCGGTGGCGCTACTCAAGCAGCAATCAGACGTAATGTATTAGATGACATGGAGCTGATACTAGGTAAAGAATTAAAGTTAGATAAATCTAATGCAGTTAAAATATTTGGTAATAAGGTTTATGTTTTTGATGGAGCAAATTCTGATTCGTGGAATAAAGTCAGAGGATTTACTGCAGCAGGTGCATTTATGAATGAAGCAACTGCACTACATGACAAATTTGTTAAAGAAGTTATTTCACGTTGTAGTGTGCCTAATGCAAAGATATTAATGGACACCAATCCTGAGAATCCAATGCATACAGTTAAAGTTGATTATATTGATAAATCAGGACAACGTTTATCTAATGGTAAATTGAACATCAAAGCATTTCAATTTACTTTATTTGATAACACATTTCTGAATAAAGAGTACATTGAATCAATAGTTGCAAGTACACCATCAGGGATGTTTACTGATCGTGACATCTACGGTAAATGGGTAGCAGCACAAGGAGTTGTATATCCTGACTTCAAGAAAGAAGTACATACATTATTTAAAGATGAGATTAAACAGATACGAATGACTGAATACTTTGCTGGTGTCGACTGGGGATTTGAACATCACGGTTCAATTGTTGTAATTGGTAGAAGTGAAGATGATAACTATTATTTAATTGAAGAACACGCACATCAACATAAGTTTATTGAAGATTGGACAGATATTGCTTTAGGAATTAAAGAACGTTATGGAAACATTCCGTTCTATTGTGATACTGCAAGAACAGAACATATAAGAGCGTTTGAAATAGCAGGTATTAATGCACAATACGCGGATAAGAATGTATTAAGTGGTATTGAGGCAGTCGCAAAATTATTAGTTGAGAATAGATTATATATCAACAGAGATGCTAAACGATATTTAGAAGAAATTTATAATTACGTTTGGGATAGCAACAGTGATAAACCTGTAAAAATATTTGATGATGTGCAGGATGCAGTCAGATATGCGATATACACACACACTAAAGCAGATAGAATGTTTATTTTAACCTAAGGAGGCAACGCATGAGTGATGTAAGGTTATATTATGAAGAAGTATTAGATAATATGAAACGAGAAGAAACTGAATCAAGAGGAAAATTGATTAAACGATTGATTGACGAACATCTTCCGACAGTTACTAAACAAACTGTAGGACATCTTTATTACAATGACCAGCCTGATATTTTATTAAGAGAGAGAACTAAAGACCCTTTAGGTCAAGTTGACGAGGAGAAACCACATAATTTACTTGTTGCTAACTTCCATCCAAACCAGGTAGATCAGAAAGTCGGTTACTTATTAGCAGAACCGATTAACTTTAAGGCAGAGAATACTGCAATCTTAGAGAAGATTGGTGAAGTGTTAAATGATGAATTTGACGACATGATGAACGATATATTAACTGCAGCATCAAATAAAGGTGTTGAGTGGTTACACGTTTATTATGATGATAAAGGAAACTTCAGATTCAGACAGATACCATCAGAACAGATTGTACCTATATACGATGAATATGGCGACTTAGTAACTGTTATCAGACATTACTTATTGAAGGATGTTGAACGTGCTGAAGTGTGGAACGCTGAAACGGTTTCTTACTGGATGTTAGAAGGTGGCGAATTCATTCCTGATTATTACTGGGGAGAACATGAAACATATCATCATAGTAATGGTTCATGGGATAAGATTCCGTTCATTCCATTCAAGAACAACTCTCAAGAGAAAGGCGACATCTGGAAGTACAAGACTTTGATTGATGCATTCAATAATCGCTTATCAGACTTACAGAATACGTTTGATGAATCAACAGAAATTATATTTGCTTTAAAAGGTTTCAAAGGTCAAGGGCTTAAAGAGTTCATGGCAGGATTGAAACATTACAAGGCAGTTAACTTAGGTACTGATGGTGGCATTGATACGATTACTGTCAAGATTCCGATTGATGAAACAGAGAAGTATTTGAAGATGTTACGTGAGATGATCATTGACTTTGGTCGAGGTGTTGACTTTAACAGTGATAAATTCGGCAACAGTCCATCAGGTGTAGCATTAAAGATTTTATATAGCGGCTTAGACATCAAAGCAAAACAATTAGAACGTAAGACAAGGGTAGCTCTTAAAGAGTTGCTCTATTTTATTTTCAAACATCAAAGAATTAATGCTGACCCTCAAGATATAGAAATGAAATTCAATTACAACAGATTGAAGAACGATATGGAAGATACACAGATTGCAACAATGTCAAAAGGAATTGTATCTGATATTACTATTGTTACTAATCATCCGTGGACAGATGACCCTCAAGGTGAATTAGAGCGCCTGGAAGAACAAGAAATGGCAATGAATGATATTCTACCTCAGATTGAAGTAGGTGCTGAAGATGACGAATAGTTACAAGATAACTGATGCTAATAGAATTGACATTTATAAAAAATCTATAAATAAGTTATTAAATGAATATCTCGATGATGTAGAAGATAACAAAGATTATAAGCAAGGTGTTAAAGACGGTTTAAAAGTAGCCTACTCTATGCTTGAAGCAGTTGAGAATATGAATGTAGAATTTAATGTTTCATTTGATGGACTTAAAACATCGGGTGGTGAATCAGATGAACCAGGAACAGATTAAGAGACAGATTGAACAACTTATTGCACAGACTGAAAAAGAGATTGATGAAGTATGGTCGGAACGCTTAGATAGTATTCTCAAGATACTTACAACGCTTTATGAAAAGGTATCTGATAAAGATGGTCATGTCGGTTGGACTGAAGTAAACAAATACAATCGACTGAATAAAGAGTTAGACATGATTGCTAAAGAAATCACTGGTGATTATTCAAAGATTGCTACGATCATAAAGAAATCTCAAGAGAATATTTATCTTGAGGCTTATCTTATGCATATGTTTTTATATGAGTTCACAACACAGAAAATTGTAATGCCTCAAATTCCACGAATAGAGACGATTAGAGAAGCTTTAGAATTACCTATAGAATATATCAAGTTATTGCCTACACTCGCTAAACAACGCATGAGAGTGCTTGACAGAATAAGAAATGACATAGCGCAAGGCATCATGGCCGGTGAAGGTTTTGGGAACATTGCAAAACGTTTAAGGGAATCGTTAGGAATGACTTCAAAACAATCTAAACGAGTTGCAAGGACTGAGGGTGGACGTGCAATGATGACCGCTAAATACAAATCAGCAGTTGAGTTACACGAATCAGGTATTGAAGTCGAGAAAGTATGGCAGGCAACACTTGATAAAAAGACACGTACAACTCATAGAGTGTTAGACGGTCAAAATGTTGGTATTTACGAAGAATTTGAATCGCCTAGTGGATGTAAAGGACAACATCCAAAGATGCTTTATGGGCTTAATTCAGCAGCAGAAAACATTAACTGTAGATGTGACTTATTTATCACGATTGATGGCAAGTTACCTGAAGTAAGGCGCGCTAAGAATGAAGATGATGAATCAATGGTTATTCCTTACATGAACTATGATAAATATAAATCTTGGGTCAAAGGTGGTCGGGTAGGATGACAGAAGAATATACACCACACGATATTTTAAAAGATGTAATACAATACGTTAAGGATATTCAAGATATCGTTATTGTCGTTAAATACGATAACGATGAAATAACCGAATCATATTCGCACATGAATAAAACAGAAGCCGTAGGGTTATTGGAATGTGGAAAGCATAGCATTTTATTAGATATGACTGAGGAGGAATAGAAATGGAAAACGTAGTTACATTAGATCTTTACGAATACAATGACATTTACGCAGATTCCTTAGAAACAATACGTTTACAAGTTGAAAATGAAAAATTAAAAGAAGAAATTGAATTACTTAAAGCGCGAAAAGTAGATTTACCTGATGAAGTTGAGCTTATGGGTACACCTTACGGACAATATGTAGTTATAAATAGAAAACAAATTAAAGTAAAGGGTGGCAATATACAACTATGTAACAAGAAAGAAGATACCCCAACGTATACAGTTAAAATTGATAGTTCAGAAGTATATGAAGCAGTGAAAAAGGCAGCAGATGAGTTTAAGGAAGAACAAAAGAAGTACTGCAATAAACAAAACTATATGATTTGTAATTATCTGAAAGATGGAGTGGTTTTTGTTACTGAACACATCATCGTAGCTAACAGGAAAGATATGAAACAAATGAAAGAAAAGTTCAATGAAATTGATTGGGTTGAAATTAACTTGTAGTCCTAGACACGACTATAAAAGGTCTATTTATTATGACAATAAACATATAGAAAGGCGGTCATCCTTATCTCATCGTGGTGGTATTCCACACGTGTTACTGGAGCGTTCACACGTAAACGACAACGCTTCTTTTTTATGTCCTGAATATGACGTTAAAGGTGTTCAACTGGTTGTCTAATCAACCGTAATAAAAAAAGTATAGGAGTGTTTTAAATGAATAGAGAATTTTTAAGAGGTTTAGGTGTTACTGAGGACATCATTCCACAAATTATCAATCAGCATCATGATGCATTACGTCCATTACGTGAGAAATCTGATAAGGCTGACGAATTGCAACAAACTGTTGATGGATTAAACGAGGAATTAAAGAATCGTGATACTCAACTCAATGCTTTACAAGAGAAAGCGAAAGACAATGAAGATTTAAACGCTGAACTTGAAAAGTACAAGCAACAAAACGAGCAGAAAACAACAGAGATTAAGCAGTTACAACTTAACAACGCAATTAAAGTTGAAGCTTTAAAACACAATGTTGTTGATGCTGATGCATTCATTAAGTTAATTGATACTTCTAAAGTAAAACTTAATGAAGATGGCACTTTTGAGGGGTTAGACGGTTTAATTACTGAATCAACTGAAAAGATGCCTTACTTATTCACTGACGCAAAGCCATTAGGAAAACCATTGCCTGTAGGTGGACAACCTCAAGCAATGACGAAAGAGAAAATCATGAAAGTCGAAGATCGTTCGGAACGTCAAAGACTTATCAAAGAAAACTTGGATTTATTCCAGTAAAAAAAAGGAGAAATAATATGAAAACAAATGAAGCATTAAAATTAAATCTTCAATTCTTTGCTACACCTGTATACCCAGAACCAAACTTACAAACAGTTCCAACGTTAGATAACTTTAGAGAGAAGTCAGTGGACTTTGCTTATCGTTTTGAACAAGATTTAATTGATTTCCAAAAAGCTTTAGGTATTACTCGTTTAATGCCTGTAGCAAGTGGTATGACAATTGAATTGTTCGGTAAACCTGAGGTTACTTTAGCAAATGGAGATGTTCCCGAAGGTGATTTAATTCCGCTTTCTTATGTTACGCCAGTTGTTGCATCAACTAAAAAAATTACTTTAAAAAAATATCGTAAGGCAACTAGTGGAGAAGCAATTCAAACTTATGGCGCTGATGCTGCAGTTGATATTACTGATGCTGCATTAATGAAAGAAGTACAAAATAATGTACGTAAAGATTTATTTACTTTAGTACAGTCTGGTGAAGCTCAAACGAATTTAAACACAGGTAATGGTTTGCAAGGTGCACTTGCTACAGTATGGGGTACTTTACAAACAATTTTTGAAGATGATACTGTTCGTCCGATTGTTTTCGCGCACCCTATGGATGTTGCGCAAGCAGTAGCAGATAAACAAATGACATTAGAAACTGCATTTGGATTAAATTATTACACGGATTTAACAGGAACAATCGTGTTTACCTCTACACAAGTAAAACGTGGGAATGTCTACGGAACTGCTGCAGATAATTTAGTTGTTGCTTACATTCCGGCTGGAACATCTGATTTAGGTCAACAATTCGGCTTAACTTCGGATAACACTGGATTTATTGGAATGAAACATTTCTTACACAACGAAACATTAACACAACAAACATTATTAGTTTCAGGTGTATTAATGTTCCCTGAACGTTTAGATGGAGTTGTTAAGGTGCCTCTTGCTTCAGCAGGTGCTTAATCTATTATTCAAAGGAGTGAATTAGCTTATGGCTAAGACAGATAAAACTGGTACTACTTTAACTTACTGGGAAGATTTAAAGGATAATCGTCGTCCTTATAATATGGGCGATGTTTTCCCTCATCCCGAAGTGAGTTATGAGGTAACTGATGCACGTATGAATGAATTAGCAAGTGAGAAAAATAAACGTGAGCAACCACTTATTAAAATTAATGAAGATGTAGAAACAGTTGAGACTGCAACAAGCAACGAAATTAATTATGATGAGTATTCAGTTACAGAATTAAAAGCACTTGCTAAAGAACGAAAATTAGAAGGTTATTCAGCGTTAAAACGTGATGAATTAATCAGCTTATTAAGTAAGTAGGTGGTTGTATGAAACCTTTAGAGGTTAGAACAATCAATCAATGGCCTGATAGTAAAGTAGTTGATGATACTAAATTACAGATGTTAATCGAAGTGTATAGAGGCATTGCTCAAGATGAATGTAATGATCAATTCATGGAGGGATATGAGCCGATGGGTGTAAAGAAATTTATTGCCTATTCAATCAATCTACATGGAGAAGAATTATTTACATCGAAGTCTATGGGTAGTGTCTCTTATTCTTATTCAGACATTCCGAAAAGTATCACGAATTACTTAAGTCCTTACATGAAAATGAGGTGGTAACATGTTTGATGAATTTTATGTCCACGACATTCTCATTGAACGTAAGACAACTGTACGAGATACATCTGTTTATCCAGCTATCACATCAGTAACAACTGAAAACATTCCTTTAACGGTCAAAATGGATACACCAACATCAAGAGAACGAACTCTTTACCATGAACGTAATATTGAACTAACTAACGTCATGTTTTATCCGAAGGGTAGCGCACAAATCAAAAAGACAGACATCATTATATTTGATGGACAACGCTATGAAGTGGTTGGTAAACCTGAGCATCAGGGTCAAATAAGTGGTGTCATGCGTTTACCATTGAGAGAACTATGAAAGATTTAGTTATTGCGTTAGAGTATTACGGTAAAGACGTTGAAAAGTGGGCTAAAAAAGGAATTGCAAAAACTGTTACGGAGATATATAACACTGCAGTATCTTTAGCGCCTGTTGATTCAAGCTTCTTAAGACAATCCATTGATTTTAAAATGTTTGATGGTGGTTTGAAAGGTGTTGTATCAGTCGGTGCAGAGTATGCGATAAAACGTATGTCGCAATTACTGGTAACAGTAATTTAAAAATCGGGTAAAATCGGTGGAAGTCTTTAAAATATAGTTGTATATCGAATTCGGAACAGGTATAATATACTTGAGGTGATGGATATGACAACTAGAAATAATAAAGGTCAATTTGTAAAAGGTGAAAATATTGTAGATAAAACTGGAGAACGTCATGGACGATTAACAGTTGTATCATTGTCTGATAAACGTTCAGGCAGAAAAACATATTGGAATTGTATTTGTGATTGTGGAAATAAAAAGGTAGTAAGAAGTGATTCGCTCAAGGCAACACAATCATGTGGTTGTTTAAAACGCGAACAAGATATGATTAATCTTGGGATTATTAATAATCATGGTATGACCAATCACGCATTGTATGGACGTTGGAATGCTATGATTAACAGATGTGAAAACAAAAAAAGTCATGCTTATAAAAGTTATGGTGCTAGAGGTATTAAGGTTTGCGAAGGGTGGAAAGACATTCTAAAGTTTATTGATTGGGCTGAAAATAATGGATTTGAAGAAGGATTAACATTAGAACGTATTGATGTTAACGGTAATTATGAACCTGACAACTGTGAATGGATTCCGATGGAGCAACAGCATTATAATAAAACGACATCTGTTAAAAGAACGATTGATGGCATAACTTTAACTACTATGCAATGGGCAAAAAAATATAATATCCCTAATTACAAAGTAAGTAATGCTAAAAGAGATGGTTTAGATATTAACGACCTTATTAAACAATATAAAGATAACACCGAGGTAACTTCATAGATTGCGAAAGGCTATGAAGCACCGTAGAGCGTAGGAAGTGAATAAATATAATCTTCCCAAGAGTACCCGACAACCAAAAAGGTTGTCTTTTTTATTGGTTGAAAATGTACGCCGAACTTACAGGTGACTGTAAGAAGTAGAGGATAAAAAGCCTTTACGATAACAAATTGATATGTTGAGTTTGGGACTGGTATATATGCAACTCAAGGCAGTAAAGCTAAAAAGATACCGTGGGTATATAAATCTCCTGATGGTGAATGGGTAACTACTTATGGTAGTCCTGCACAGCATTTTTGGATGCCCGCAATGGATGCTGGTGAAAAAGTGTTTAGAACTTATTTTAGTTAAAGGAGTGATGGTATGGCAGATTGGTTAAGTGCAGAACAGCCATTGATTAAAGCGATAATGGAACAACTTTATCATTCACCTTTGATGAATGAAGTGAATGGAAACATTTACGATAAAGCACAAATAGATATTCAAGGAGACACATACATCATCGTTGGTGAGACGAATATCATTGAATATCCAACAAGTAATACAAATAGAGAAGTAATTGCAGTAACTGCTCATATATATCACAAAAACGAAGCTAATCCTGAATTGACTGTTGATGAAACACGACAGTTCATGCGTTGGCTTCGTTTTTATATGCAGCAATATAAGTATTTGCAGATGGAACATTACAAAGTTCTAAATGCAAAGCTCGATTTACAAGAAACAATTACTGATGTTGATTTCGTTACGCAGCATGGAGTATTAAGAATTAAATATGAAGTCTGGCACAATGTCAGATATTTAAATTAAGGAGTGAAATGAATGGGAAAATTCGTATGGGCACAAGTAGTTGATAGTCCTTTAGGCGATAAAGGTATGGTAATCGCATCTTTAGTAGAGGGTAGTCATAAAATTTCTAATGAATTAATCGAAAAGATTTTATCAGGTCGTATTTATTATAAGCCTGGTACTATTTCAGAGGAAATTGGATTGACATTCACTAAAGTTGATGATGATCCAGGACAAAAAGAATTAAAACGAGCAATTCAAGAAGGTAAGGAAGTTAAGATTTGGTTAGGTGATACTAAAGTTGACCCTGTAACTAATAAGCACAAAGTATTATTCGCTTATACAATTGGCGAAGAATACGAAAATGGCTGGGATGAAGAAGAAGATACTATTGAGATTACTCAAAAAGTTCAACTTAAATCAGTTGAAATGGACTTCCCTAAATTACCTGATGAAATCTTAGATCCATCTAATGCTGTTGACGTACCAAAAGAATTACCTGGTGATTCAACTGGAACATTAGATAATCGACAAACTGCACCAGCTGGAACAGGTGCTTAATTTCTGAGGGGGCTGATGCCTCCTCTTTTTTATTTTGGCCAAGATAAAAACAAAAAAACATATAAAGGTGGAAATTTAACATGGAAAAAATTAAAGAATTAGTAATCGGACGAGTAACAGAAGAAAAAGTAAATGAAGAAACAGGCGAAAAAGAAGTAATATTAATTAATCCTGGTAAAAATTTAAAAGCAATCGGTTCATTCTATTTCACTGAAATGGCTGATGAATTTTATTCTAAAAAGAATGAAGATGGTAATAAAGAAGATGGTGTAACAACTATCTACAATGAATTGCTTTTCGGTAATGAATTAGGATTGATTAAGTTTTGGCATTGCGTTACTGCAAACTATCCTAACACAGGAATCACAAAAGAAGATATCATTCAAGAATTACAGAAACAAGCTGAATTACATGGTTTAAAACCACTATTTAAAGGTGCACTTGAAGTTTTTACGAAGGGATTCTATCAAGACAAGATAGAAGACATGGAATTTATGACGAAAATCGCATTGAAGAAAGAAAAGGATCCAGAGAAGAAGGCAGAATTGGAGTCAAGTCTGGAAATGATGGACTCAATCAAAGAACGAGCAATTTCATAGACTATGATGAATTAATAGTGGATGCTGTCAGATTTTTTAATATTACTGACATGCATTCACTTTTTTCTTTAACACCACGAAAATGGGAAAGTATGATGCGTGGTTATCAATACAGAAACATTGACGAAAGAAGAAATAATGTTGATCTAGCATATGCAATTGCTACTGCTAATAATGATTTCAAAAAGTTTAAGAAGATTCAACGTGATATTGCTAAAGACGAACGCAAATTATCAAGAACTGAAGAAAAATATCAAGAAGATAAAAAACAAAAGATTGAAGAATATAAACGTAAAAAAGAAATAATGATGAAATATTTCAAAGATGTAAGAGAAATGAAAGAGAAAGGAGAGTTGTGATGGATAAAAATTTTATTGCTCGCATTATGGCAGACATATCAAACTTCAAAGCGAATATCGCTAAAGCGCAAGCAGCAGCAAAAAGTTTACAAGATGAAGTCACAGTGAATGTTGACGCAGACACAAGCGCAGCAACTGCACAGATTAGCAGATTCAGGGCAATGCTGAAAAGTATTCCTAATAAATTTAGAGTACGAGCAGATGTGGACACATCAGCAGCAAGTAGAATGATGGTGTTAAATCGAGCAATGGCAAGTGTAAGCAAAGCATCTGACGGATTAAGAAGTAAGATAGGCTTACTCCCATCAGTATTCCTGGCATTAGCACCTGCAATAATTCCTATATTAGCATCAATCGTACCTGCTATCATGGCAATCGGTAACGCATTAGCAGTTGTCGGTGGTGGTGCGATTGGTTTAGCTGGTGCGTTTGGGATTCTTTACGGTGGTTTAGGCTTATTTGCTGGTATGGCAATGTCAGCTACTAAAATGTTAAATGACGGCTTACTTGAATCTACAAAAGAAACGAAGAACTTCCAAACTGCACTAAGTGGTTTAAAATCACAATGGCAGGGCTTAATTAAAGGTAATCAGGCGCAAATCTTCAATACAATGGCAAATGGTATTAAGATTGCACAAGCAGCGCTTACAGGGCTTACACCGTTCATTAAAGGTGTATCTGTAGCTATGGAACAGGCATCACAAAAAATGTTAGTGTGGACTAAAGCATCAACTGTAGCACAGAACTTCTTTAATATGATGAAAACAACTGGTGTTACTGTATTTAATGATTTACTCAGTGGATTAGGTCGTTTTGGTGACGGTGCATTAAATATCTTTACTCAATTCGGACCATTGTTTGATTACATGGCTAACGGATTTAAGAACATGTCTACACAGTTTCAAGCGTGGGCGAATTCAGTAGGCACATCAAATGGTATCAAGACATTTATCGAATATACGAAAACTAACTTACCGGTAATCGGACAAATATTTGGTGATACATTTATGGGTATCTTCAATTTATTTAGAGCTTTCGGTACTAATTCACAAACGATATTCCAGGCATTAGCTGAAATGACTACTAGATTCCGTGCGTGGAGTGAAACTGTAGGACAAACCAATGGATTCAAACAATTTATCGACTATGTTCAGACACAAGGACCTGTAGTCATTAGTGCGATTGGATCAATCGTAAATGCATTAGTTGCTTTCGGTACTGCAATGGCTCCGATTGGTGCAGCAGTACTAGGAATGGTTACTTCGTTTGCTCAATGGATAACAGGTATGATGCAAGCACATCCAGTCATTACAATGGTTATTGGCGCAGTAGTTGCTTTCACGGGTGCTGTTCTTCAAATCATACCGATTATAAAAACGGTATGGAATGTGTTAACGGGTTTGTGGACAGCGTTTAATTTATTAAGAACTGGATTACAGATTGTAGCTGCGGCATTTACAGTTATCGCATCGCCTGCTTTAGTAATTGTCGCTGCTTTAACCGCAGTCGGAATAGCTTTATATTTACTCTGGACAAAGTGCGAAACATTCAGAAATGGTGTAATGATTTTAGTAGCTGTTATGCAGACTTTAGGTAGCGCAATCATGAGTGGGCTAGGTACTGCGTTAAGTTATATCGGCACTCAACTCACTTTAGTGATAGCGCAAGTCATTGCATTCGGCTCGCAGTTGGTTACTTCGATTGGTACAGCTATGTCGGGATTAGGTTCAGCTATTTCAAGTGGAATGTCTGTAGCTGTATCGTTTGTTACCAGCGGATTCACAAATATGTTATCTATTGGAAGTTCAATAATGAATTCCTTATTAAGCGTAGCATCAAGTATTTTCTCGAGTATCGTTTCTGCGATATCAAGTGCGATAAGTTCTGCGGTATCATTCGTGTCCTCAGGGTTCTCGAATATGCTTTCGATAGCGTCATCAATCATGAGTTCCATCTCAAGTGCAGTGTCCTCTGCTTTTTCGATGATAGTTTCTTTCATATCATCCGGAATTTCTTCGGCACTTTCTTTCGTATCATCTGGCTTTTCGTCGATGATGTCGGCAGCGTCTAGTTTCGCATCGAATTTGATTTCTACGATAACATCAGCAATGTCGTCATTCGTATCGGCTATCTCTAGTGGAGCCTCGCAGGCGATTTCAGCGATAACTACGATGATCTCGAACATCCTAAGTGCTGTACGTGGTGCAGCCATTGACATGGTAAGCGCAGGGGCGGACCTAGTTCGTGGGTTTATCAACGGTATACAGAAGATGGCAGGAGAAGCTGTTAAAGCAGCAGGTAAAATGGCAAGCGACGCTGTAGCTCAAGTCAAATCATTCCTTAAAATCGGCTCACCTTCTAAGGTGTTAAAGCAGATAGGTGAGTGGTTAACTGAAGGTTTCGCTATAGGTATCGAGAAAAAGATACCTAAAGTGAGAACAGCAGTCGATAGAATGCTTGACCCTGTAAGGAAAGGTATAGCAAAATTAAAAACTGCTGATTACGGTAATGCTAAAGACGGTGCTTCATCTGTTTATAGTCTGATGATTAAAAACATGAATGAAGCTACTAAGCAAATTGAACAGATAGCTGATAAGCGTAAATCGTTAATGGATAAGATTAAAGAAACGCAAAAAGAAATGTTCAGCGCTAAAACTGCTAAAGGTAAATTAACTAAGTCTAAAGAATTATCTAAACTGAAAGCGCAATTCGCATCGCTTACTAAGCAAGCTAAGAAGATGTATAAAGTCCGTAAAGTTAATCGTGATTTGAAATATGAAATCAGACCTATGCTAATCTACATGTCACGATTAGCGAAGAAACGTGAACAGATTGCAGCTAAGTTAGATAAAGCAAAAGATAAATTACAGGCAGCGATTGATAAGCGTACAGACTTCAAGAACATGATTAAAGATGATTTAAAAGGTTATGCTTCTATTACTAACACTGGTCGTAGAACATCGCAAGGCATGGTTAAGATGATGACTAAGCGACTTGCTGAGATTAAGAAGTACCAGGCTTTAATCGGATCGTTGAAGAAACGAGGACTAAATAAAGATACGCTTAAAGAAATTCTTGATGCTGGTATCGAACAGGGTTCAGTTATCGCTAAGGGATTATTCGCAGGTGGTCAAGAAGCTATTTCACAAGTGAATAGTTTACAGGCACAAATTAATAAGGCTGCTAATACGATGGGTACTGCTAACGCAGACCATTTCTATAAAGCTGGTGTCGATGCTGCAAGAGGTATCGTAAAAGGGCTTCAAGCACAGGATAAGGCATTAAAGGCTATCGCTGATAAGCTCGCTAAAACGATTAGTGACACGATTAAGAAACGTCTTAAAATCAAGTCACCATCACGAGTAATGATGGCGATTGGTGGATTTGTCGGTGCTGGACTTGTGAACAGTTTAACGACTGCACGTAAGAAAGTAGCTGACGCATCAAGTAAAATTGCTACAGCGATTGAACGAAATGTTAAACCTGATGTAGCATTAAGTCCGTTCGATGTTTCGGGTGGTGTAAAAGATATGAAACGTAGCGTGAATAGCACGTTAGACGCCGATATAAACAACGGTGTTGAAGTGCCTAAACAGAATATCACAGTAGTGATTAAGTCTGAACACGATATTCCGATGCTTAAACACACATTAGACAATATAGATGCACGTTATGCATCAGTAAATGTTATGCAAGGGGGGTACTAGATGCAACATGGATTACAGATAATCAGTGGTGAGAAGATAGTCAATCTTGAGGATTGGGGCTTTGATATTGATGCTATACGTATCAGTACACCAGAGCAAGAGAATATATTCGCAGAAATTGAGGGTGTTGGTGGCAGAAGTCTACAGTCAGCCGTCCACAAGTTTACTCAGATAGAAGTAGATGTGACTTACAACTATGACTTTGAGTTAGACTTCCCTTTATTGCGCGACAAGTTACAGGCGATGGTATCTAGTACCTCGCCTTTTTATATTCGTGAGAAACGTGCTAAAGAGCATAAAGTCGAATTTGAAGTGCCTGGTCAAAAAACTGGCGCAATGCAAACAAGTGGCACGGCTTTAGCAACAGGTAAGCGATACAAAGTATTAAGAAGTGGCACAATGTCATTTGAAGAAGCTGCATTATATGGTAGTGGCACAATCGTTTTTGAAACGGTCGGCACTGCTTATGCTGAATCAGTTGGTACTTCAATGGATATTCAAAGGAATGGTATTAGTTATGAAAGTGGTTTGTGGTCATATGGAATGGGCTTACAGAAAGACCCAGCAACATGGAGGTATAGCTTTACTTCAACACCTAGATTTTACAATCCATCAGATGTTGATTTAGACGACTTCAAAATGGATAAGGTTATCACATTAAGATGTAACAGTAGTGCTTCATACATTCGCATCGTGGACAATTCAGGTAATGCATTCAGGATTGATCGAGCGATTAATTCAGGTGATGTACTTACGATTGATAAGCAGTACATCAAGATAAACGGTACTAACGTACTTAAAGATGTGACTTCGTTATATTTCCCTATTATTTTTAAGGGTTGGAACACATTTGTAATAGATGGTATCAGTAGTTACACAGTTGATTTAGATTTCAGATTCTACTATGGAGGTGGATTTAATTGGGCAGACGTGAAATAGGCAATATGTTAGATTTTCTTAATAAAGACAATCACAATCAGAACTATAAAGAATTATTTGATGAAGCTTTAGCATCGCTAGGTAAATTCAGTGATATATATACGAGATTAGAAAGTTTAAAGACAGGTCCAAAAGGTGACCCTTTCAAGTATGAGGACTTTACACCAGAGCAATTAGAAATGCTACGTGGTCCACGAGGGTACACAGGAGAAAAAGGTGACCCAGGCAAACTATTCACTTACTCTGATTTCACACAAGAACAATTGAATAATCTAAAAGGTGATAAAGGTGATACAGGTATACAAGGCCCACCTGGTGAAAAAGGGGACGGACTTCAAATTGATGGTGTTGTTGCTACAGTTGGCGAATTGCCTACAGGAACAACAAAATCAACTTACTTAGTAGGTACTACACTTTATTTTAGGAACTCTGGCAGTTCTACGTGGGTTAAAGGTCCAGATATAAAGGGAGTAGACGGAAAAGCTGGCACAGTGGTAACAGTAGCAAATGGTTATCTAGTTTTAGATGGTGTACAAACTGATACTAAATTAGATTACAATCCTGACTTCACAACGTTTAACAATCATATTAATGACAACATTAAACATATTACTGCTGCTGAACGCACTGCATGGAACAGTAAAGCAAATGCATCGCACACACATGCAATTAGTGACGTGACTAACCTACAATCATCATTAGATAGTAAAGCGCTAGCAGAACATAATCACGATACTGAATACAGCAAATTAGGGCATACTCATACAGCTACAGATATTGGTACTTATACTAAGTCTGAAATAGATAGTAAGATATCTACAGCGCAAACTGGTGGTACAGTTGATATGACAGCTTACTTGAAATCAGCAGATGCTAGTACTACTTATGCACCTAAGACGCACACGCACGCTATTTCAGACGTGACAGGCTTACAGTCAGCATTGGATGGTAAACTTACTAAATCAACTGCTGATACGTTATATGCGCCTATAGGCTCAACAACAGGCACACCAACCACACCTTATAACGTATTAACTTATATTGATGTAGTAGCTAAATTCGGATTGAAAGATACTTCATTACCCGAAAATGCATCGTTCGATAATTATGACGGTATTAAGGCATGGGCTAACCATGTAAATAACAATAGTGGATATGATTATGTAATTGATCCAAAGATTAAAGAATTGCGCTCTCAACAATACAGACAGGTTGATAGTGAACAGAATACATTGTCTGGTACACCTGACGATATTATTTGGACGGGTAAAAACTTCAGAATATTTGCTAACGGTGTAAAATTCATTTCAATGCCGACTGGTGGTTTTCAACGTGGATTTGATTACCTCGTAGGCGATTATTATCGTTCTAAGAATTGTCACTTAAACTTATTCAAATTCGTTGGCGCTGAGAACTTCAGCATCGAGGGATTAATCGCTGATGGCGAATCGCAGAAAATCACATTCCCATCTACAGCTACACAACAAGAGAATGCGAATATCAAATATAATGGTAAGACTTTAGCAGAAACTCATGGACACATGGCTGAATTTACAGGTTGTCGATTCTTTGATGTGAAACGTTCAAAATTCTTAAATGCATCTGTAGACTGTGTAAACATTTCATCGTTAATGAATATGTCTACATTTAAAGCTAAACATACAGACTTCTTCACATTTGATGAATGTGTATTCAGTGGTGGTGGTCGCTTATCATTCGCTATGATTGGTGGTACTAACTTTGAGATTACTCGAAGTGAATTCACTAATGCTGGAACGATTAAAAACGCACAAGGTAAGCAAATCTTCTACAGTCCAGCGATGGGATTAGACATTGAACCACATTTCAGTGAGATAGCCGGAGATAACGATACAGCAAGTAAGTGGCGTTCAGATAAGTGGAATGGTCATGCGAAGATACGACAATGTTTATTTGATAATAATGCCGGTGGTGGTGTTGCAAATACATCAACTATGCTTACGAAATTCTTAATCTTTGAACAGAACGTATTTAAACCAGGTGTTGCCGGTAAAGGTAACTACTACATGATTAATTCATCTCTACGTGGATGTAAATTCATTGATAATGATTTTAGAGGTGGTATGACAGATGGTAACTATGCGAAGATTATTCCGTTTGGCGCAGGATTAGTAAACGAACAAACGGGTGTTATCAATGGTGAACCATCAAATGCTACTACTGAATTCATTGGTAACAGTTTTGAGAAGTGCGACTTCTGGACAAATTACGATGGAACACAGACTTATAATGATGTGAATACAGGTCAATATGGCTTACACAGAGTGTTCTTTGAACGCAATAACTTCTTAGACTGTTTAATTCAGTATAAGAATAGACGACAATTCACATTTATTAATAACGTATTTAACTGGTCATCATCAGAAAGTAAGACGACACAGTTATTAATGCGTAACAGTATATTGAAAGATAACATCTTCAAATCTGACAAGTCAGGTGCAATCACGTTTGACTTCGGTAGTGGTGATCAATTATCAGTCATTGAGAACTTAATGGCGCAAGTTGGTAAGTTTACGATTGCTAGTACATCTAAAGCTACTAAAGTTAAGACGAGAAACGATGAAAACTTAGACATCTATTATCAGACACCATTAATGGATTACTTGATTGCTAACGGTGGTACTGGTGGAACGACACCAACTCAACCAAACGACACGACACCACCTAACGCACCAACAGTGAATACAGTTTACGCAAACAGCACAACGATTACTGGTACTGCAGAAGCGAATAGTACAGTATTATTCACAGGTGGTTTCACAGGTCAGACGACTGCAAATAGTAGTGGCTCATTTACGATTGTAGCAAGTGGTTTAGTTGCAGGTCAGACAATCACAGTCAAAGCGAAAGATGCAGCAGGCAACATTTCAACAGGCACGACTGTAACGATTCAAGCAGCGCCATCTAGTGACACGACACCAACATATATAACAAATTTCGCAATTGATATCAATGGTCAAGTAATTGTAGATGCAACTGGTGTGGGAACATTAATCGCAACATTACCTGATGGCACAACTGTATCTGACACAGTTAATTTAAATTCAATTAGTCATGAATATATGGGAGGCGTGAGATTACCAGCTAACGCAACACCTGGAACATATAAATTCCAAATTAGAGATGATGCAGGTAATTTAGGGAATATCGTTACTGTAACTAATCTTGCACCTAAAACAAATATGATTGAATTTACTTCTGTTTCTGGTAATCAAACAATCAACGCATCTAGTGGTGGCACTACACCTACACCATCAACAGGTAACTTATGGCCTACGACATCATTCAATTACACAGGTAAAACGATTCCACAAGCTGGTGGTAGTGCTAGTAAGTTAGCTGTAAACTCAGTGTTCACAGTATCTAACAACGAAGCTCACACGTTAGATATGACTGGTAGTGGAGATACAATCACATTTAATACTGTGGCTGATAGAACGAAGTGGGGATTCTTCACATTAGAACCTAATACACAGTATACAATCAGAGTTAAAGCTAGTGATACTATCGCTAATGCATCAGACTTAGTAACGATGATTGGTGTAGGTAATTACATCTGGCCTAATCCTCGAGTAGTCGATATTACATTTACTACAGATTCAGCAGGTAAATGGGGTTATGATTTCAACGGTGCAACTTATGGTAATGCGACATCATCATTTATCTTCCATCGTTCAAACGGTGGTAAAGCTTCTGTTACGACATATAAAATTTGGTTAAATAAAGGCGCTACAAGTACAGCTACATGGAACAGTTAATAAGGTCACCTCTTTATGAGGTGGCTTTTTTATTTATAGAAAGTGAGGCGCGTAAATGCTTAATTTAAAAGATTTAAATGGTGGGGTATATATCGCTGAAGGTACTTCCACATTAGAAGAAAACCTCTCATCAGACATCACGATCAATTTTGAGTTGCCTTATACAGAAGTGAATAAAGACTTCATCTATAACATTGGCGCACACTGGAAAGTGAGTGGTGTTAAAGGTGCGAATGACAGAACAGAATATGTCATCAAATATGTTAATCGTAAAACTTTAGGTGGCAAGCCTTTCGTAGAATGTACAGCGATGACGTTGTTCATGGAGAAGATTAAGACGACTAACCTATATAACTACTATGAGGGTGAATATAATTTAGAACTGATGCTTAATACCATTTTCAACGGTACAGGGTTTAGTTACCAGGTAAAAGAAGCGTTCGACAACTCTTTATACATTGAAACGTTTGGAAACGGTGAAAGTAGATTAGAAGTATTTAAGAGAGTACTCGAATTATGGCAGTTAGAATTTGTTATCAATGGTGATGTTATCGAATTATATAAGAAGATAATTAGAAAGCCTGATTACTTTCTACATGATAATCTCAATGCTACTAACATCAGTTTAGAAGAAGATGCATCTGAATTTTACACATACGCTAAAGGATATGGAGATATCAATAGTGGTGAGCCTTTAAATACTGCTGGTGTACCAGTAGTATACGAACATCCATTGGCTAACGTTGTAGGAAGAAAAGAAACAATTGTAATCATTGAAAACGATGATAATACATCACCTAACGCAGATGTTATCTATGACAAGGTGTATGCTGAATGCAAGAGAGTGGTCGATAATTCACTTAAGATAACAATTACATCTGATTTTCTAGCTTTAAAAGAATATCCCGAAGCATATCCAAAATTGGGAGATGAAATAACTTTTGTAGCTTCAAACATTGATTATGATGCGATTGTTCGTTTGGTCGGTATATCCACAAAGAGAAATCATAAAGGGGATATATTAACTCAGAATGTCACATTCGGTGAACAACCTTTGATTAAAAGACGTAACATGAAAGCAATGCAGACTACTAACTTCATCTATGCAGTAACGAGTGGAGATAAGTTAATTCCATCAAACATGATTGACACTAAAGGTTTAGTAACTGAGGTTGATCAAACACAGTTAGACGAGTCTATTTCAGGATTGTGGGGGGATGCAGTAGCTGACCTAGCGAACGAGAACAGTAAGATAATCGAAGAAAAGAGAGCGCAGTTAACTGCTGATTATAATAAAGCTGTTGCAGATGCTGAAGCACGAGTAAGGGCAGCAGAGCCTACATTTATGGCTAACCTAGAAGCCGAGAAAACGAACATTAAGAATATGGCATTGAATGACTTGAATAGTGGTACTGCTAGGATTTCATCTAATGCGATTGATGTGAAGTATGGATTTATCAATCAATTAGCTACAGATGCTTTATTCAGTAATACAATACAGGCGCAATCTTTAGATGCATTCAGAGCTAATATCTATGAATTAAGGTCAGATATTATATCAACTGGAAGTATCACTGCTGATGCTTTAAGAGCTGATAATGCAATGATTAATAAGTTAACTGCTAATGAGCTTGCAGCCGAAAACATTGCGAGTAGTTACGCAATCATCAATAAAATCAAATCTACATCTATCACTACGAATCAGTTGAGTATTCAAGAAATTTCTACTGAAGCCGGGAGAATACCAGGCGCTATTTCTATAATGCGTCCAGATGGCGCGAGAGCAATTATTGATGGCGTTCCACAAAATGAATTGGCAGCACAAAGACAACAATTCTTATCGCCAGGTGTTTCAAGAGGTGGACAGTTTTATCAGACGACTAACACAGAACCATCTTATTTTGAAATCGTATATTTTGAACATGACGGAAGATATTTGAATGGTACATTCGCTTATACATTAGCATCAGCTTCAGCATCATCTTCAGTAAATGCATATATCAGAATGAGAGAGTTTAGCACAGGTAGGGGATTTGCTGAAAAGAAAGTATTAATAAGTCGTGGTTCAACTAGCTTTGTGGATTTATCCATTGATATGGGTGTACCTACCTACGAAGTTAAAGCGTTCTATTTAGAATTCCATTTAGATTCTGGAACAGCACCATCTAACACTTTAGGTGTGAGATGTAACAAATTAAGTCAGAAAGGATGATGTAAATGTGGTTAATATTTTTCAAATTAATTGATGGCGCTTATGAGTATGTGAGTGCAGGTTATAACTTAGTACCAACCGAAGTAGTTGATAAGGTTCTGCCTGTTCAAGAGCATGTGGCAAGACAAGCTCGCAAGTTAGAATATGATGGTGAAAAATTGACGTTAAAAGACGGCGAAACATTGTTAACCTTAGAAGAACTAGATGAGGAACAACGCAATTTAGATATTCAGAATGGTGCAGATGTATTAGCAGTACCAGAACCAGAAATAGTAGAAGTACAATTTTAATAAAACTCAACCTCTAATCTTAAATGTAGATTAGGGGTTTTTATTATAGATAGAAAATTAAGGACGGTGACGAATGGACTTTATGAAAGAATTAATGTGTAAACTACAGGAAAAAGAATTCTTATATGCAACACTTCTAAAAATTCTAATTTCATTATTCGGTATGTTTGGAGTATTTCGTGGTTATACATGGATAACAAGCGATGAACAAGTACTGAAATCTGCACCAGTATATCAAACGGTGGCTAAAGTTATGACAATCGAACAGTTAGGCATCTTATTCTTAATCGGTGGTGGGACTGTTGTAATTGGATCATTAGCTTATAGTAAATGGTCGCATATCATGTTGTGCATCGGTGGTGTTTTATCTATACCATGCTGTGTGATTATGTTATTCGCTTCTATGATAGCTGGCGCAAACGCTTATTCGGCACAATCAGTATTTGTAATCTTAATGTTTAACATAATAATCACATTGTTTGGAGGCCTGGTAACTTGGATAGAGAGAAAGAAACACCGTATGTAACGCATCATCAATTAAGTATGACAAGAGAACAACTTAGAAAAGAAATTTCAGATGGGGATAAAGAAAACTTGAAGCTTATAAATAATGTTGACACAAGGGTGGATAGTATAGCAGTGGACACCCGAGGAATGAGGGTATCGTTAGACACATTAGTAGAATTGACCAAAGAGGAACGTGTAGACACGAAGATACAACGACAAAAGGATTCAGAAAAAACTCAGCGTATGTTTGAAAAGATTGAAAAAAATTCAGAGGATATTGTAAGAGTATCATCAGAATTAAAAGCATTTGGCGATAAAAAGGATAAGAATTGGAAATTGAAATCAGCGATTATAGGTGGAGTATTTGCGTTTGGTACAGCTTTATTTCAAGCTGCAAAGGCTGCATTACCACTTATTGAACATTGGTTATTTAATAAATAGAACGGTGGGGTTACTAATAGTAACCTCATCTTCTTTATGGAGGTTTTTAAATGGCGAAAAAGAAACCTGTGATTGTCGCAGGAAATAACATGTCTACTAAAGCAAAGAATCCGAGTACATTAATTCAAGCTGCATTAACTATATTTTTACCTATTCTTGCATATCTACAGATGGAGCCGACTGATTTTACTAACTGGAATAGCGTTGTTCAATTCTTTATGACGATTGTTAAGAACCCTATTCTATTCTTTATGATGGTTAATGGTTTGTGGGCTACGTTTACTGATCCAAACGTAAAGACATGGTGGGCTGACAATATAATCAATCGTAATAAGATTCAGCCTACAAAACCAGATGATGATGTTGAATTCATTGGTGAGAAAAAGGTAGATGAAGAATCAAAGGTTATTGTTGATAACACAGAAGAAAAATACGGTCCGGAGGTGTATTCAAATGGCAAAAGAACCGAAAATGAAGTATAAGATTCAAACTAAATATGTGGGCGCACCTAAGTACAAGTATAGAACTGGCAAACCAACGTGCGTAGTATTGCATGATACTGGTAATGATAGAAGTAATATCAATGGTGAAATATCATGGATGAGCAGAAATATTAATGCTGCATTCGTTCATGCGTGGGCTGATGCTGATAACATCATCGAAACTGCTGACACTAACTATCTATGTTGGGGCGCTGGACCTGGTATCAATAGTGATGCGCTGCAAATTGAATTAGTCCATGAACATACTAAGGAAAAATTCTTTAGATCAGTTGATAGATGGATTTTTTGGGCTGCTTATCAGTTATACTATTATGATATCAAACCATCTGACGCTACTGATGATGGTGTCGGTACTGTTTGGACACATGAAGCAGTATCTAAGTTTAAAGGCCGAACAGACCACGTCGACCCTATGCCTTATATCAAAATGCGTTCTAAAGCGCTGGGTCATGAAATAACATGGAAAAACATTTATCTGAAATTAGTTGAATATTACGAAGCACTTGAAAATGGAGAAGATACTTCTAAAATCGAGCGTATTGATGAACCGGCAAAGGCGAATGAAGAAATTACACCCAACTCAATTAAAGTGAATAAAACAAAATGGCTTTCTACAATCGCAAAAGAATACGATGTATCTTTAAATCACCTAATAAAAATTAATGGATTAAAAAAGAATGAGCGTATCAAAGCTGGTACGCTTATTTACTTGATTAAAAATACAGGTGAAACAAAAGAGGTGCAGAAGAAACCCAGCAGCAGTCAGGCAGGTTCGACAACGTATGTCGTAAAAGAGGATGATACTTTATGGAGTATTGCAACTAAGTATAAGTTAAGCGTGGCAAAGTTGAAAGAGTTAAATAAGTTAGACGATAACGTTATCTATAAGGGGCAGAAGCTAAAGGTAAAAAAGTAGGTAAGGTGCAGACTGTTAAACAGAAAGCACCTGGGAAACAATTACTTAACAGCTCCCTTAGAACGTTCAAAGACATTGAATACAAATTAGACTGGTATATTGGAAAGGCTATCGACTGGGATAAAAAATATGGCGAGCAATGTATGGATGTTGCAGTAGATTATGTCTGGTGGCTAACTTCTAAAGGTGGTAATCCGTATCATCTTACTGGTGATGCAAAAGATGCGATTGATCCGAATAAGAACAAATTACCTTCAATGTTTACTGTCCACATCAATACGCCTGACTTTCTACCTAAAAAAGGTGATATTTTTGTAGGAACTAAGTCCCCGTATAGTCCTGAATATGGTCATATTGGTTTAGTATATGGAGATATTACTTTGCAATCTATGACAGTACTAGAACAGAATTATGATGGCGATGGAGTAGGACCATGTATATTAAGAAAAGATTATTATAGAGGTATCACACACTTCATCAGACCGGCATATATATGATATAATTAAGTACACCATTATAATAGGAAGGAAGTGAAAAAACTTCCACCTTATTAAATAATTCGTGTATGTATTATGAAACAACACACAAGATATAATACCCTACAGTTAAGAGGTTGGCTGTAGGGTTATTTTTTATGGCTAAATAATGTATAATAGTGACGAGGAAAAAAATACAAAGTATTTGTAGACCCTGCTAATCTCATATGATTAGTAGGGTTGAGTTATGGCTAAATACCCGAAATAATGATAATTCGTTTTATTAGACGAAGTACGATATCACTGATACCACTTTTGATACCAATAATTTTAGCTCACGTAAATTTCCTAGAAAATATAATCTCAAAACAGCGTGGTTGTGCGTTTTTAAATCTCTTAAATTTTTAAAATCGTATAAATTAATCGAAATGGAAGGTTCTATTGGTTAAAATATATAAAAATGCCTAAGACGCAGTGTCTTAGGCATTTTTTTCTGTATTATAAAATTTACCGATGAATTGTTGTTTGTCGTTAAACAAAGTCGGATAACTTAAAAATCCTACCATCACACTTGATAGTGTTGCTGCTGTCAATAACAAGAACAGAATAAGTAACTGAAATTGTGCAGCAACTATAGGATCAGCCCCACCGATAATTTGTCCGCTCATCATTCCGGGAAGTTGCACGAGCCCCATTGTCTTTTGGCTTTCGATAGTCGGTATCATCGAATTTTTAATTGATGTCATAAGCACTCTGTGAATAGCTTGTTTAGGATTTCCTCCAAGAGATAGAATTAATTCTATCTGTTCATCATTTTGATCAAGTTCACTTAAGAAGCGATTGAGAAATAGTAATGATAATACCATTGCATTACCAATCATCATACCGCTAATCGGAATAACATAACGCGCTTCAAATGGAATAATATGAAAGCCTAGTAGAATAGCTTGCGTAACAACTTCAACTGTGATTAAGGTCAACACAATCTTCCAGGTGATACCTTTTATTCCTTTGCCTTTTTTTATTATATTTTGTGTTGCGGCTGTAATCATAAGTAAAATCATTAACAGTATGTAGATTGGATGATTGCCATCAAAAACAAAAGTCAGTAAATAACCGATAATAATCAGTTGTATTGTACTTCTGATCGTGGCAATGATAATATCTTTTTCAAGACCTAGTTTCAATGTATAACTTAAGACTAAAGGTATCAGTACGAATATAAGTGTTAATGCCAGTTGTGTTAATGTCAT